CCATGGCACTTTTTTTGTCACCCGGGGGGGCCTTTGTGGACCCAAACACGCCTTGGCGGGTGATAAAAAACTGGTCGTCATATACATATTTTTATAAGTTACCTCACTCTTTATGGTTTTTAATTTTGATACGAAATTCAAAGGCTAGAAATATTTACATGTTCCATATCCTCATGGACCTGTTGAGTCACACGGGTGAATGGTCTATAGAACCATTTTTCCCAATGGGTCCCGCGATTCATGGTATTTGGGACCCCGTTGAGTGGATCTAACGACGGATGCGTGGTCTGTTTGGCATGCGGTTTATAAGAGCGAGGTTCATGGGTGCGGGTCCTGCATTCAGAGCGGGACGCGCCAGGTTCGCCACGAGCGGCTGCTGCCCGGCCGCCAGACGAGCAACCAGCAACTGGACGGTTCTTTCTTGACTTCTAAGAGTCAGGGTCGCAAGATTCTGGTTTCCACGACGCACCTTGTAATGGAAATACTCACGGACCATGAACGCTATAAGGGCAAGCGTAAGCAAAAACTTGCCGTAATTATCCTGGAAAATTGTAACCGTGGCGGCAGCCGCAGTGGCGGTACCCGATTTAGTGAAGTAGGCGACCCACGCCAGATTCGCCTGTTGGACGACTTTAGTGGCTGTGCTAGACGCCTGGGACTTTACCGCTGGAGACATGTGCTTATTGTTTTTCATGGCCGCCCCATACGCTCCCCAGTTGAGCGCAGCAGTCGGCTGGGACGCGACGATGAGGAGCAAAGCAAAGAGGTACAGACCCTGTTTGCCCTTGCGATAAAACGTGTTCACTGTAGAGTGCCTGATGGCCGATTTGGCCTGCGACGGAGTCATATTCAAAATAGATTCCTTGTCCAGTGAAATACGACCGGGGGCTGATGCTGGCCGTTTCGGTGCCGATGTCCGGCTTTTGGCGGCGACGGGGGCTGACCGCGCCCGAGAAACGCGCGCCCCCTTGAGTTCCTTGAGGGAGACCATTTTAATATCAAGCAACATATTTATGCTGAACAAGTCTGAACAGGTTCTGTTTAACCGCGCTGTTGCTGTTGCCGGCATTGCTGCGGATGGCTCTATACGCCTGCATGGCGTAACCACCCAGGACCAGGAGCGTCACGAGCGCGGCCACAGAAAGCTGTGCCAAGACCCTTGGGTCGGTGCGCCGAACGAAATTTCGCGCCTCTTGCTTGTTTGAAAGAGAATTCAGGCTCGCCATAGCACGCTCACGGGCCGCATTGATGTTCTGCTGCCGGTATCGTGCGGCGCTCTGGCGCGCTTGGTTCAGGAGCCGCCTCTGCCGCGCCAACACCTGACGGGGTATCATGCGGAGAGGGCTCAGAGTATTAGTCATTTAAGATACACTAATATTTATTTAGGAAGGGAGGGCTTTGCAGTTGGTTCAAAGGTCACCATGTACGGATTGGCCTTCAATGCACTTTTGATTTGCTTGTGAAGGACTTTTGGGAAAACGTTCAGCCCCCGTCTGCCGTTGTTCCGTGCCTCCTCAAGAAGGCGCAAGGTTCCCGTATTTAAATTTAAATTGGGATTCACGGGTATTCCCTTCATAACTTGTGTTTTAATGTTTTTACTGATCCTGAACCCACGGGACTCTAGGACGCGTGCCTGTTCGGGAGTGATGCCCGGCTTCAGACCCACGAGGACGGGACCCCCCTTGCCCCACGAAACGTACACCGGGCGAGCCTTCGCGATGTTCTGGCCAATCACGCCACCGGGTGCGAGTTTGCGTTCAATTGCAGCAATACCCTTGAAAAAGGGCGCGTTTGAGGAGCGTGGAACCTCTACGGCCAGAGATCTGTTACTCAAGGGCCCTGTGTTGAAGGTGGAGTGATAATAGGGTCCATGGTAGCCACTGTACCTTGCCAAGCGCGTCTCCACATGACCCCCGGCACCTCCCACGCGTGGCTGGTTACGAGGAGTGTTGACGCGCGCACCGCCGAGTGCCGCACTGAGAGCCAACAGACTCGTGAGACTGCGTGCAAGTCTGCTGCTGACGCTCCGGGGCTTGGCTTTCTTTGCGGACGAAGGCCGACGGACCGGCGACGTCCGAACAGCCGCGGGGGCCGACCGAGTTTTTGGCGGCGACAGTCTTTTCAGACTTCTATGGAGCGAAGCTGACCGCGTCACCATTTTATTCTATGCCGACATTTTCTTGCGCCCGAACATCTTAGAGTACTTCTGGTGGATCCACCGGGCGTCCGCCTTGTAGATGCGGGACGCGCGGGGCAGAGTCCGCTTGGTCAGGGTGCTGATGGCCGTCAGGCGGCGGATGATCGAGTGGGGGTTCTCGTGACCCTTGGTCACCGCCTTGATCAGGGCCTTGTGGCGGTTGGTGGTCGCCTCGACCGGGTGGTAGTGGTAGTGAGTCAGCATACCCGCCTTGAGCTTGCCGATCACCTTGGCGCTCTTGCCGATCGCCCCCACATCCTTGGTCGGGACTGGGCGCACCCGGCTGACGCCGGCCTTGCGGGTATACCGGAAGGTCTTCCCGTCCTTCCTGTGGACCGTGATCGTCTTGCGGGCACGATGCATGATATAGCCCGAGCGGATGATTGAACGCATTTACTCTGGACTGAGAAAAGTTTCGCGCCTGTTCATATCCCTGAAGAAATAACCGAATCTTCACATCATTTGACGCACCGAAATCAAATGCCGCCCCGTCCGGGATGGTCAGCTCGAGTGCAGGGTACTCATAGTCGTGCCTCATTTTCATAGTAGAATAGAGGATGTTGAGGGCGTACGACTTGAGGTCCTTGACTTCCGTCATCGCGCCCCACCCAAGGCGCAACGCGAGCACGTCCAGGTGCCCCAGGAACGGCCCGCCTGGTATGGCCTCGGTCGCCCCACCGTCTATATAATTCCACCCGTCCGCAAGTTTGACGCTCGAAAAAAGGAATGGAATTGCGACCGAGGCGCAGACGGCGTCCAGGACGCTCATGGTCGGCGTCGTGTCGACCGAAAAGTATACGGTCTGTGACCGGCCGACACAGAACGCAGACGCATGGAACTTCACGGGGTGGAACGCATAGAGCTCCGCGAAGGACACGTCATCCTTCCCGAAGAACATGCGACAGGCCTCCACGAGGATCTTGCGAACCTTGACGGTCGGCACGAGTCCGTAGTCCCGCAGGAGGCTCTTTATGTTGGGCTTCATGAGCTGTTTGACGGGCACAGAGAGGGCGTAGTCCAGCACTTTGGACGGTTCGCCTTTGGTCGCGCAAAACAGGAAACCGAGGAGGGCCCCGGCCGACGCCCCAGCCAGTTCCTCAAGGTCGGCCAGACGACCGGATCTCTTGAAACTGGTGAGGACGCCGAGATATAGAAAGAATCCCATGGCACCTGGGCCTATCGCCAAGTGGCGCATCTACTCTGACGTCTCAATAAAACTGCGGGAAAAGACCGCGAAGGGACGCAAACACGATGGCGAACAGGAGGGTGTGGACCGCGGTCGCCGCAAGCCCACCAGACGGAGGGAGGGTCAGGGCCACACCAGGAGCCAGCAAGATAAAGAGGACCAGGGGCACAACAAGGTCCGCAAAGGTCAAGGTGAACTTGAAGACGAACTTGATGATGGCCCATGAGATGAGAGCGAAGAGGAGGGCGTGGATGAGAAGGCCCGGGACCGGCTTGGACCAGATGTTCGCGAGAGCAAAGAGGCACGTAGGCACGAGCACCTTTGGTCCAGTGATGTCGATCATTTGTTATTATAGACTGTGAAAAAAGACCCCTAGAACACAAAATACCACGCCCATGTGTAGAACTGCTCAGCCTGGACGCGTTCACGAATCAACTTGACCCGTCGGACCTTGGTCCAGATCTCCTGCATCAGCTCCGTCGGCTGCAATGTCGGTGCGTATTTGTAGGGGTTCAGCACAAACTCCACAAACTTGGGGTAAGTGGCGTCGGGGTTGATCTGAAGGTAGTTGTCAGTCATGAATTCCTGAATATAACTCCAGCCATCGAGGAGCTCCTGGGAGTACATGTCCTGCCAGTCTTCTGGATGGAGGTCGGGGTCAAAGTCGTCCTGGTCGTCCGAATCATAGACGTAGTGGTCACCCTGGTAGGCGTCGCGAGAGTATTCGTCGTTGATACCCATATTTGTTTGGCTTATTGGTTACACGTCTGGACCCTCTAAGTCCCTTCGACTAGAGGTTCGAAAGCCCCGTCACGCTGACGCTGGTCGTCTCCCTAGATGGTGCGGCGTCCTGGATGGCCGTCCAGGCACCCTCGACCTGCGCCTCGTTCCCGCCAAAGAATGAAAGAAGGCCCTTTCGGATAACATCCTTGGTGATCGACCCCTTGGTCTGCTTCGTCTTGAGGTTCACTTTGACCTTCTCCTGAACCTTGACGGTGTCAATTTCATTCTGTTTCATATGGCTCGCGATCATCCCCTTGAGTTCCTTCTCACGGGCATTCAACGTGCCGATATCCTTGCGTGCTGCAGCGAGCTGGGCCTTCAAGTGGACCCACTCCGTCATAGCGGTTTTGAAATCCATTACTGGTATTTCAGGTCTTTTTTTTAACTTTGGTTAGACGCAACAAACTCTATTGAATCACTGGTAATCGTAGTCAATCTCGAACTTCGGGCGCATGACGTCCGGCGGGATCGTGCTGAGGTTGAAGATGCTGACCGGGTCGCGGGGGTTCAGCGGCTCGGAGCGGAAGTCGCGGTTGGCGTTGCGCAGGACACCACCCAGCGTCTCGGGGTAGCCAATCTGGCTGCGGGGGTCCAGGTAGTTCTGGTTGCCCAGGATCTTGTCCGGGCTGAACTGGCCAAAGTCCTCGGTCGCCACCACATCCTTGGGGATAAGGCTGGCCGAGCTGACGGTCTGACCGATGTTGTCGCCCATGCCGTCCTGGACCGCCGCCGGCATGAGGGTCCGGCTGACATCGCGAGCGCCACCCTCACCAGAGAGGGCAAAGCCGGTGACGTGATTCTTGGCGGAGCCGCCGCTGTAACGGCTCATCTTGGGGCCGAACAGGAGAAACAAAATGACAATGACCAGAACCACGATGGCGAGTCCCTTGCGATTCATTTATACTTAGTGTCTACTTTTTTTTCCACCGAGCCGGTCTGGGCTTAGTCCAAATAATCGGCCGGGTCCTCCTCCTCATCGGGCTCATCCGTGAACGCGTACTCCGTCTTGACGACCGGCCTGGCCACCCCGCGGACGCGCACCTGGAGCACGCGCCACACCGGTCCGAACGACTTTTTCAGGAACCACAGACCCGACAGCTCGAGGAGGGCGTCGACGGTCGTGCCCGCCTTGACGTCCTGGAGCTCGAGCGAGTTCTTCTGGGTATCGAAGGCGACCGTCACCACCTGACCCTTCACGGTCGCCAGGCTGGCGCCGAGCACGCCGTCCGTCACACTCTCCTGGAACGCCGTCTGGATCGTCTCGTCGCTGAGCTCCTTGCCGAACCACTCCACCTTGGACGCCTTGGCCTGGGTCAGGAGCTCTCCATCAATTGTCGAGAAAATCTCGGAACCCTCCGGAATCTTGAAGTTCACCGACTTGGTCGAGAGGTCGTCCTGGAGCACGAGACCATTCACCTGCCGCTGAGCGCCGTTAATCTTGCAAAAATATCGGCCGTCCGGGAGCTTCTGGGGCTTTCCGTACTCCATCTGTACTAGTCATACAAAAATATTCTTTAACTTTAGATGGCGCCATCTTCCTCGTCGAAGACCCCAGCCAAGACATGCGGAGCCCAATATGTCCTGAAAGATTGCCAATGTCTGGCCGACCCCTTTGACAGATATTCGACCCTCTGTGGATACATCAGCAAGGAGGATGGACTCCTTTACGGCTGCGACACCGGCTGCTGCCCAGAAAATTGCGACAATTTGAACAAGATTCCGATGGGTCTTGAGAATCGTCCGTCGGCCGGCGTGACTTTGCCTCCTGGATACGGAGACAACCTTCAGACGAGTAACGAGCCGACACCGACCACACAGGGAGAGGCACCCTTCTCGTCTCAATCGCCGACCCGCCTCCCCATATGGCAAGTTCTGCTGATCGCAATTATCCCTCTCATTTTGGTCTTGATTCTCTCGTGTTTCATCTAGTTAAAGAGGGCGGTCCTGTGTAGAGTACAAATGGCCACCACCACCGATGTTCCCATTACTCTCGACGCCCTGATGAAGGAGCTGAAGGCTCTGCGCAAGGAGGTTCGCAAGATCCGCACTCACATCGAGGACCCGACCGGTGAGAAGCAGGCGGCCCGTTCCAAGAGCAATGGGTTCAACAAGCCCCTGGACGTCACCCCTGAGCTTCGCGCCTTTTTGGGTCTGGCGGCCGATGAGAAGATCTGCCGCACGGACGTCACTAAGCGCGTGAATGCCTACGTGACCGAGAAGGGCCTGAAGGAGGGCAAGACGATCGGCCTGGATGCGCCCCTGAAGGCCCTGCTGAAGGTCCCCGAGGGAACTCAGGTGACTTTTCTGAACCTCCAGAAGTTCCTGGGCCCCCACTACTTGAAGGACCCAAACGCCCCGGAGAAGAAGCCGCGTGCCAAGAAGGAGGCGGCAGTTCCTTCGGAGACGGCCGAGGCCCCGAAGGAGAAGAAGATGCGCCCCAAGGTGGCCAAGACTGCTGCGTAGAGAACTACATCACTTGGCTTAAACAACTAAAACCTGTGTAGAGTACAATGGAACCTCAGACTGAAAAGATCGCCCCTCCGGTGTTGTCCAGGGAAACCCTGAACACGCTTGTCGGAACAAAAATCAAAAACATTGAACTGTATCAACGGGCTTTCACTCACAAAAGCGCGTTGAAGCGGTACACGGGTCTCACTGGCTCGTACGAAACTCTCGAATTCATGGGCGACTCGGTCCTCGGGTTCGTCATCACCAAGCACCTCTTTGATCTCCACGAAAAGGAGCAGGAGGGCTTCCTGACCAAGGCCCGGACGAAGATGGTCCGAGGAAAGACCCTATGTGAAATCTCGAAGGTTCTTGGCCTCGACAAGCTCATTATCATGGATGAGAAGGGCGAACGAAACGGCTGGAATACCAACGAGCACATTATGGAGGATGTCTTCGAGGCGATGGTCGGGGCAATCTACCTGGACCTCGGGATGGTCCACGCCAAGGAGTTTGTTCTCCGGTCTTTTACTAAAGTAAAAACCTCCCTAGTTGACGACAACTGGAAGGATCAGCTCATGCGGTGGTGTCAGGCTCTCAAGTACCCCCTGCCCGAATACCGCCTTGAGAGTCAGGCAAATGGTAGATTTTTCATCACGGTCGTCGTGGACGGTATGGACGGCGGTTCTGGTTTCGCATCAACCAAAAAACAGGCCGAGCAGAACGCAGCGGAGATTGTACTTAAGACGGACCCACGCTTCAAGAACAAGACGATCCCCAGAAATGTCGCACCTCGAAGCGAGAGCCCGTGAACTCATCAGCGCCACATATGCCGAACAAAGATCTCAGGAATGGTTAGACCTCCGTGAGCAGATGATCACGGCCAGTGATGTCGCGAGTGCCATAGGCGAGAACCGCTACGAAAGTGTCGACGCGTTTATTAAAAAGAAGGTCCTGAGGACCAAGTGGGCCGGCAACGCCGCCACGGCCCATGGCACGGCCCTCGAGCCGATGGTCCGGGACATGTATGACCAGAAGACCGGTCGCAAGTCCCATGAGATTGGCCTGGTCCAGCACCGGGAGTACCCCTGGTTGGGCGCATCACCGGACGGAGTGACGGAAGACGGCCTCCTCATCGAGATCAAGTGCCCACTGACCCGTAAGATTGAGAAGAAGGTGCCGTCGTACTACCTACCCCAGGTTCAACTCCAACTGGAGATTACGGACCTCGAGGAGTGCGACTTTGTTCAGTACCGGCCTGGTCCCCCCGAGGAGTATGTGGTCGTACGGGTCAAGCGCGACCGCGAGTGGTTCCAGAGGCACCTTCCGGCCATGCGCATCGCGTGGGACCGCATCGTCAAGGGGCGCGAGTTTGGTCTGTGTGAAATCATCGACGATCCCACGCCTTACGACCCGAGCCAGTTTAAGGAAGAAATACGTTGTGATATTATAGAAGAGTCCGATGTTCCAGTGCAAGCATAAGCCGAAGATGATGACGTGCAAGGAATGCCAGGGGAACTTCTGCACGAGATGTATTCAACTAGAGGCGCATGAATGCCCCAAGTTGAATGCACGTATCCAGGAGGATCGTGATAATTTAAAAAAGAAATTGGTCAAGGTCGAGGCGCTGAAGGTGGTGCCGATCTAGGAACCGCTTCGCAGAGACCAGTCCCTTCGGGACTGCCCATCACTCACTTCAGCTGGCGTACCAGATACGCAATAATGGCCAAAACGATAAGAGTAATCAACACGTTCCTGAAATCCTTTGTAATCTTGAAGGTTCCAGGATGCGTGCCGGTACGCATCCAGCTCCAAGGGAGTTCGGGGCGGAACCACGTCACGGTGCCGTCCGAATACTCGAATTTACGCGTCGGGAACATCCCGTGGGGCGCGTAGTTCGGGCTGATGGTCTTGAGGTACACGTTCCCGGCCAGGTCCTTCGGCTTGACCTGGAGGTCGTCCGTGTAGTCCTCGGGCGTCTCATCGATGGCGCGCGTGTACGACCCATCCATAAAGACATCCTTGCGGAAGCCATCGTGGTTGATCCCGTAGTCCCCAGTGAACGTCGTGATATTGAACTTGTCAATCTGAAGACGGTCATCAATCATAAGACTCGAGGCCATTCTTCTACTAGACGGCCATATTATTTTTCGTGGCGCCGTAGGCCTTTGTTTTCATCTTCACCCTGTGAAGCTCCCACATCTCGTCTAGGTCCACTTCCAGCATATGAGCTAGCTGGAACAGATAACTAAACACGTCGCCCATCTCCATGACCACGTCCGTGCCACGGTCCTTCTTGAGCCCCGTCTTCTTGTAGATTCTGTGCTTCTGCCTGATACTCGACGCAAGCTCCCCCATCTCTTCGTTCAGCAACATCCACACGATGCTGACTGGGGCCTTGTCCCATCCTTTCTGCTGGCACATGTGTGCAGTCTCATCTCGAAACTGATTCATTTCTTATGGGTAAAACGGCCCGAGTCCTTAAGACGTGAGGTGAGCCAATTGCCTCCTGTATCTGAAGACCAGAATGATAGCAAAGACAAGCAAGACAAACTCGGAAAAGAGCTTGAAACTCTCGATACGGTTCTCCTGCACAGTCCGTTTCTCGATCCATGGACCGACGATCAACAAGCTAAAAATCCTGATGAGCCGGTCTATGGCAAAGAATATGAGAAAGCCAAAGAGGATGTCATCGAGGGCCTTCATTACTAATAAGCGCAAACAAAATTAAAAGATTCCAAACTTGAAGTTGGACGGGATCTTGTTGCCGTACGTGCTGGTGGTGACCGGAATGGGCAGGGGCACGGGGTTCTCGGAGATGTCGCGCAGGTACACGAGCTGCTGGAGCATCCCGGTCGAGATTGTGGCCGTGGCGCGCTTGACCACCTCGGCGTTCATGGCGGCCACCTGGCTTCGGACGTTCGTGCTCGGGTTGTTCACCAGGTCCGTGTAGACGACGCGCATCAGGGACTGGACGTCGCCGTCGTTCTGGGGGTCCAGGTCGTAGCCCGTCTTGTCCTTGATGGCCGAGGCGATGGACTGCTGGATACCCGCCCGGTTGAATTCGGAAAAGAATGCATTGCCCAGGGGCGTCGGCAGACTCAGGCGGATCGGCTTGCGATCGTAAGTCTCCATATTGAGATAGGCCCACATAAAAAAACTGACCGTTCATCTTACAATGAAGGTCCTCAAGCGCAATGGTGAACCGGAGGAGATGCTCTTCGACAAGGTGACAAAGCGAATTTCAAAACTAAATTGCGAACCAGAATTCAAGCCCCTCAATGTCCAGCCTGACAAGGTGGCCCAGAAGGTATTTTCGTCAATGTACGATGGGATCTCCACGGCCGAAATCGACAACCTGACGGCCGAGGTGGCCATCGGAATGATTACCGAAGACCCCGACTACGAGACTCTCGCCATGCGCGTGACCGTCTCGAACCTTCAGAAGAATTGCCCCAAGACTTTCCAGGACTGCGCCGACTTTTTGTACACCAAGGGGATTGTGTCATTCGAATTTTGTAATGAAATTCCTTCCGAAGTAAACTCGTGGATCGTCCCCGAGCGCGACTACCTCTTTGGTTACTTTGGAATCAAGACCCTCCAAAAGGGATACCTGAACCCTGGTGAAACGCCCCAGTACCTCTTCATGCGCGTGGCCATCGGCATCCACGGGACGGACAAGGAGCGTGTCAAGGAGACATACGACTTGATGTCCCAAAAGTATTTCACCCACGCAACTCCTACCCTTTTTAATAGCGGTACACCCCGCCCACAGATGTCCAGCTGCTTCCTGGTGGCCATGA